TTCGACCAGGCCGCCGCCGACTGGGCGTGCGACTTCATCGAGGGGTTCTGCAAGCACACCTCGGCCGAGTGGTTCGGCCAGCCGGTCCGGCTCCTGCCCTGGCAACGGGACTTCGTCTCGCGACTCTACGGCTGGAAGCGGGCCGACGGTACCAGGCGGTTCCGGGAGTTCTACCTGGAGATCCCCAAGAAGGCCGGCAAGTCCACCCTGATCGCCTGCCTCTGCCTCCTCGCCCTGGTCGAGGAGCCCGGGGCCGAGGTCTACCCGGGCGCCGTGAATCGGAAGCAGTCAGACCCGATCTACCGGACCATCTGCCAGATGATCCGTTCGAGCCCGGACCTGAAGGCCCACCTGAAGGTATTGCGGTGGAACAAGTCGATCACCTTCGAGGAGATGAACAGCCGCCTCAAGGTGCTCTCCGCCGACGCGGACTCAGAGGACGGCCACAACTCGAACTTCACCGTCCTCGACGAACTCCACAGATTCAAGAATACCCGGCTTTATGACGTGATGCGGTACGCGGGCAAGGCCCGCCGCCAGCCGATCTTCGGCAACATCACCACCGCCGGGGAGAGCCGCCACTCGCTCTGCTACGAGGTCCACAATCGCGCCAGGGCGGTCATCGACGGCACCTCGACCGAGACGCGATTCCTCGGGGTGATCTACGGTGCGGACCCCGAGGTCGACGACCTCGACGACCCGAAGACCTGGTTGCGGGTCAACCCTTCGCTCGGGGCGATTGGGACGCTCGCCGACTTCCGCGAAGAATACGAGACCGCCAAGAAACTGCCCCGGACCCTGAACGAGTTCCTCCGCCTGAACCTGGGGGTGTGGGTCGAATCCTCCGCGAAATGGCTACCCCTGGACCTCTGGGACAAGGGGAAGGACCCGGTGCCGGCCTCCTGGTGGAAGGGGGTCGAATGCTTCGCCGCGATCGACCTGTCCGCCGTGAAGGACCTGACCTCGCTCTCCCTGGCCGCCCGGCTCGGCGACAAGCAAGTCCGCGTGGCCGTCCATCCCTTCATGCCCTCCGAGACGAAGGACCGGCGATCCGAGGTGGACGGCGTCCCCTATGGCCAGTGGTGCAACTCCGGCGACATGATCGAGACAGATGGCAATTCGACGGACCACGAGGCCATCCGCCAGCGGCTGATCGACCTCCGCGACATGGGGGTGGAGATCAAGCAGGTGGGTGTCGACCCGTGGGGCGCCGATCACCTCTGCAACCTGCTCCGGGACGACGGCTTCGACGTCGTCCTGTTCGGCCAGAACTATCAAAACCTGAGCGGGCCGAGCAAACATCTCGAACGGCTGCTGCTGGCGGGCGACCTCCGACACGACGGGAACCCGGTGATGCGCTGGTGCGTCGGCAATGTCGCCGTCGATTCGGACCCCCACGAGAACATCAAGCCGAGCAAGAAGCGGTCCGCCGAGCGGATCGATTGCGTCGTCTCGACGGTGATGGCCATCGGCCTCATGGATGCCGATCCGAACCAGGGCCCGCCGACTTTCACCGTCATCAAGCGGGACCGGAAGTAATGCTCGACACCTTCCGCCGCAAGCTCGCGGGCCTCATCGCCCCGACGTCCCGTTCGCTCGATCCCGGATCGGGCCTCGGCTGGAGCCCGTCGCCGAACGGGCCGACGGCGCCGGTCGCCCGCCACGATCGCCAGGGCCTCACCATCCCGGCCATCTGGCAGGCCGTCAACACCTACGTCAACACGGTCGGATCGCTCGAACTCTACGTCGCCGAGCGTGACGACCGGGGCGGCCGACGCGCGGCGCGGGATCACTGGGCCTTCGACCTCCTGAACCGGCGGCCCAATCGACGGTCGACCTCGATGAGGCTCCGGCAGGCGTGGGTCGGGCACGCCATGACGCTGGGAAACGGCTATCTCGAAATCGAGTGGGACGCCAGGGGTCGCGAGGCGAAGGCGCTTCACCTGCTCGATCCGAGGGATATCCGCCCCGTCGAGGTGCAAGGCTCCATCGTCTACGAGCAGGTCAGGGGAGGCCCATCGATCCCGGCCGAGGACATGCTTCACCTGGCCATGTTCGGCTGGGATGGGGTCAAGGGCTACTCGCCGATCGAGTACGGACAGCAGACGGTCGACGTCGCCGTCAGCCAGCGTGATTACCAGGCGGGACTCTTCAATAACTCCGCCCAGGCCGGCGGCCACGTCGAGTTCCCCGGCCGGATGAACACGGTCCAGAAGCAGGAATTCCGCACCTTCTGGAACCAGACCCACCAGGGGACGGACAACGCGGGCAACCTCGGAATCCTCGACAACGGGGCCAAGTGGGTCCAGACGACTTTCAGCCCGCAGGATGCGGAGCTCATCCTCGGATGCCGCTTCACCGTCGAGGAAGTCGCCCGGATCTGGAACCTGCCCCCGTGGAAGTTGGGCTTGCCGAACCAGAGCGGCAAGTCCGGCGAGGAACTGACGATCGACTTCTACACGCAATCCATCCTCCCGGTGCTGACGGCGGCCGAGCAGGAGTTCGACAACAAGCTCCTCGGCCGGATGGAGCGGGAGAGCTTCTTCGTCTTCCACGACGTCAAGACGCTCCTCCGGGTCAACACCGCCGCCGAGACGGCGCAAGAACAGGCCGACCTCGCCAGCGGCGTCCGGACGATCAACGAGGTCCGATCGGCCCGGGGCCTGGAGCCCAGCGGCGAGCCCTACGCCGACCAACTGATGATCCCGACCAACAACCTCACCGCGCTCAAGGACATCGGCAAGGGCGATCCCACGCTCTCGACGCAGCCGGCGGTCTCGACCCCCAAGCCTCCCGACCCGGCCGATGGACCTGTCCCGCCGCCGAAGCCCGAGGCCGTCGCCGCGGTCCGCGACGTCCTGGCCGATGCCCTCGGCCGGATGGTCCGGGTCGAATGCGAGGCGGCCAGGCGGGCTAGCAAGCGGGACCGGATGGACTTGTGGGCCGAGGACTTCTACCCCAAGCACTCGAAGAAGGTGGCCGACGCCATCGCCCCGGCGATCCGCGCGTCCGTTGCCTTGACCGGATTCCCCCACGACCCGAAGACGGTCGCGTCGCTGATGACCACGACGTCGCTCGAACGCCTGCGTGACCTCTGGACGACGGTCCCACCCGCCGAGATGCCCGAGGCGGTCGAGAAGGTGTGTGTCGGCTGGGAAGCGTCTCGGGCCGTCGAGCGTGCCGCGTTGCTGGTCCGAGAGACGGGAGAATGACCATGAATCCCGAACCGACCCCGCTCGTCGGGCCCAGCAAGTCCGCCGCGTCGATCGACGATCCGGGGCGCCTCCACGGCTACGCGGCCGTGTTTGGCGAGCCGAGCGAAGTCTTGCATGAGGCCAAGGTCTGCCGGGGCCCGTTTGTCGAGGTCATTGCCCCGGGGGCGTTCAGCCGCTCGCTCCGGGAAAACCCGGACATCCTGGCCCTGTTCAACCACGATTTCGGGCACGTCCTGGCGAGGACCACGGCCGGCAACCTGACCCTTCGCGAGGACGAGAACGGGCTATATTTCGACCTCGGACATCCGGACACCCAGAAGAATCGCGACCTCCGCGAGGACATCCGCCAAGGCAATTACCAAGGATGTTCATTTTTCGGTTACGTTCTCGACGACGATATGGAGCCCCGCGAAGGGCTGCCGTCGCTCCGGACGATCCGGGAGATTGCCCTGGTCGAGGTGACCGCTGCGACCGCCCGCCCGGCCTACACCGCAACCACCGTGGCCCTCCGGTCCCGGGCGGCTCGCGATGTGGCCTCGTCAGAGTCCGTCCCGACGCCGCTCCTCAATCTGTCGCTGGCCCGGCTCGCCTTAGCCCGTTCCTCAGTCTGAACCCACCAAATCACCAGGCAGCTCCGATCCCCACGCCGACGCGAGGGCCAGGAGCGGCGATGATGAGTCCGGGCCTTTGCTCGCGACGACGCATCGGCACGTTTGCAGGAAAGGCACGAAGCAATGTCCACGCTCCTGAAGCTCAAGGCCAAGGCCGCGTCGAAGCGGAACGAGGCCCAGAAGATCGTCGAAAAGGTCGCGGCCGAGCCGATCGTCCGCGACATGAACCCGGACGAGAAGAAGGCCTTCGACGACCTGATGGCCGAGGTCGGGACGCTCAAGACGCAGGTCGCGGCGATCAAGGCCATCGAGGACGACGAGGCCGCCGCCGACGCGGAGGAGGTCGCGGCCGACTCGGCGGAGCGGTCCCTTCGACGGGGCAACCAGATGGGCGGGCCCCCCGCCATCCACGGCGAGAAGCGGGCCTACTCGATCAACCGGGCGCTCCGCCTGGCGGCCGAGGGCAAGCCCGTCGACGGCCTTGAGGGCGAGGTCAACGCCGAGATCACCCGCCAGCGGGGGCAGGCTCCCAAGGGTTTTTATCTCCCGACCGGTGCGAATCCCGAGGTCCGCCGGGCCATGTACCCGGGCCGCGATCCCGACGAGCACGACCGGCAGATCCGCCGCGACCTCACGACCACGACGGGCGTCGGGTCGATCTTCAACCTCCCCGAATTGCCGCTCGTCGAGCTGCTCCGGGCCCAGCTCGTCCTCCGCAACCTCGGTGCGACGTTCTTGACCGACCTCAAGGGCACGTTCTCGATGATGCGGCAGAACCAAGCCTCCCAGTTCTACTGGGTCGGCGAGGGGAACAACACGACCGCGTCGAACGAGGGATACGACCAGATCCCATTCACGCCGAAGCTCGGCATCGCCAAGGTCGTCGTCTCCCGGCAGTTCCTCATGCAGACCTCGCTCGACGCGGAAGCCGAGGTCCGCAAGGATCTCTCCCAGTCCGCGGCCCGCGAGATCGACCGCGTCGGCATCAACGGGTCGGGCTCGACCCAGCCGCTCGGCCTGCTCAAGAACTCGACGATCCTCGCCAACTCCGCCAGCCTGCTCCACGGCGCGAACGGCGGCCCGTTCACCTACGCCGATTCCATCGCGATGGAATCCCTCGTCGCGAACTACAACGCCGACATCGGCAAGCTTGCCTACCTCTTCTCGCCCGCCCTCCGGGGGGCGCTGAAGCAGACTCCGCTCATCGGCAGCACCTTCCCGAACTTCGTCTACGGCAAGGGCGACGTGGTGGGCGAGGGCGAGGTCAACAACTATCGGGCCCTTGCCACCTCCCTGGTGCCGACCAATGGCACCCGGGGCACCGGGACGAATCTGAAGTCGGCGATTTTTGGGAACTGGTCTGACCTCTACATCGCCCAGTGGGAGGGGATGGACGTCCTCACCAATCCCTACACGCTCCAGGATTCCGGCGGGGTGATCTTCTCGCTCAACATCGGCCTCGACGTCGAGGTGAGGCATCCTGAGAGCTTCGCCGTCGTCATCGACGCCACCTGATCCGTCGCGAAACCGGCGGCCGACGTCCGGCCGCCGGCACTCGTCCCGCCCCGCCCGAGGAGTTCCCATGAAGCCCGTGAAACTGAAGATCGTCCTGCCGATCGACGACCGAATCCACGAGATCGACGAGGTCGTCATGGTCCCAGATGTCCGGGCCGCCGAGCTTGTCCGCCTCGGCCACGCCGAGGAGGTCGACGCCACCCCGGCCGTCGCCAATCCCGACCACAACACGCTCGCCGATTGCATCGACCCCGAGCCGCCCGGCGGCCTCGTCCTCGAACCCTTCGGCGCCGGCCCGAATGTCCAGGATCACCCCGGGCTGAGGAAGGCCGTCGAGATCGCCCCGACGCTGGCGGTCAAGACGGCCAAGCTCAAGCCCGACCAGGTCGTCGAGGGCAAGCCGGGCTCCAAGGCGGAGGCGAAGACGACCGCCGCCACCACCGCCAACGAGATCGTCACCCCGGCCACCAAGGTGAGCTGACCCATGTACCCTCCGCACGCCAAGCTCACCAGGGTCGTCGATGCCGTCGCCGAGCCGGTCTCCTTGGCGATGATGAAGGGGTATCTCCGGCTGGAGCACGAAGCCGACGATGACCTCGTCGGCTTCTTCCTCAAGGCGGCCCGCTACCAGGTCGAGCAGTTGAACGACCGATCGTTCGTGACGACCACCTGGAAACTCGCCGCCGACTTCTTGCCCTATGGCGTCAATTCCGGGCTCGGCTTCCTCTGGCCGGGCTACGCGAGGCATGCCAGGGCCGACCAGTCGCGGGTCTATCTCCCGATGCCTCCGCTGATCGACGTGACATCCATCGCCTACGTCGACCAGTCGGGCGCCACCCAGACGCTCGACCCGTCAAACTTCGTGGTGTCCACGGGGACTCCGGGGACGATCTTCCCGGCCTATGGCCACGCCTTCCCCTATTCCCAGGGACGCCCCTCGGCCGTCCAGATCATCTACCGGGGCGGCTATGGCGACGACCCGGCCTCCGTCCCGCCGACGATCCCGATGGCGATCATGCTCCTCGCGGCCCACTTCTATTCCCACCGCTCCGAGCAGGCCCCGATCCCCGACGCCCTGATGAACGTCCTGCTTGCGACGGATTGGGGTGGCTATGCCTGACCGAATCGATATCGGCGATCTCCGCCACCGCGTCACCTTGACGCGGGCCGGGGGGATGCCGACCTACTCGCCGGTCGGGCAGGTCACGGATTCCGTCGTCGCGGTGGGGACCTATTACGCGAAGGTCGAGTGCGTCGGCGGGAGCAAGGACGCGAACGGGAATCAGTTGAAGGGGACGCTGGATTATCGCGTGACGATGCGTGCGAACCTCGGGCCTTTCCGGCCTACCGACAGGTTGGCATGGACGAACCAGGGCATTGCCCACACCCTCAACGTGGTCAACTCCGTCGTCGACCCGGTCAACAATTGGGCCGTCCTCGATTGCGTCGAGAAGGTGCCCACCCAGTGATTAGGAGCCCGATTCATGGGCAACCTTCGGGGCGTCGAGCAGTTCAAGAGGGAACTGGAAACCCTCGACAAGAAGCTCCAGAAGCAGGTGATCCGCCAGGCCATGCGGGCGGGGGCCAAGGTGCTCGCCGCCGAGATCAAGGCCAACGCCCCGGTCGAGACGGGGGCGTTGAAGCGATCGGTCAAGGTCAAGGCCGGGCCGAGGCGGAAGCACAAGATCATCTTCGTCGTCGAGGTGAGCGGCGGGCACGACGGGCCGTTCGTCGGGTTCGTCGAGCTGGGCACGCGGACGCATCCCGCCAACCCATTCATCCGCCGCTCCGTGGACGGCAAGCGGGACGAGGTGCTCGACAAGATCTTGGACGCCATCGCCGCGACACTCTCCGGGCTGTCCTGAAACTCCGGGCGTGGCACGCCGAGAAACCCGAGCGAGCCAGGGTCGGTCGCGTCGGCGGCGATGATGACCTTCCTGCTCGCCGACACCTTCCCCTATCCCGTAGCGGCAACCGTCGAGTCGCCCGACCGCTTCACGATCCAGGGGTGTGTCTGATGGGCTTGATCTACTACACCGGGGGGCGACGCCGGCGAGCCGCCGCCGTAATCGACCCCGGCGTGCCCGAGCCCAACCCGAGAGACACCCAATGGACGCTCGGCGTCAACGGCGTCCTCACGCTCATCCGGGTCATACCGGGATTCGCGGGCCAGTTCGCCGCGCAACTGGTCAACAACGGGCCGCTCGCGTTCGGCCCCGACGCGACGCTGGCGGCCGAGGTGTTCGCCGCGAGCGACGGCTCCACGCTCCTCACGCCGACGGTCTCCTGGATCGACCCCGCCGCCGGGACCCTCCTGCTGTCCGTGGGCCAGGACCAGACGGCCGGCCTGCAACCCGGGGTCAACTGGCTCCGGGTCTCCGTCTCGTCGGGCGAAATTTCTTACATCGCCTACGACGGCCCATTCGTCGTCGCGGCCCCGGTGTTCACCGAATGGCGGCCCTTCGACGCGGACCTCTATTACTACCTGACCGGGAAGACCGGACACCTCGTCTACCCGGCCCACATCCCGGAGTCTTCGCCGCTCCCGGCTTACAGTTACTTCCGCATTTCCGGGTCCCCGACTTACTACCTGAGCGGCAACCCGACCGGCCTGGTGTCGGCCATCTATCAGATCGATGCATGGTCAACCGACAAGTTCGAATCCCTCGGCCTCCTGGACACCGTGAGGCGAGTCATCAGCGGATACCGGGGGAAGATGGGGTCGACGCAGGTCTGCGGCGCCCGCATCCAGAACGAATTCGACCAGTACGAGACCGACATAGCCAAGTCGGACGACGGGACCTATCACTCGGCCGTCGAGTGCCGGTTCCTGTACCGGGAGCCGGTGTGCGACCCGGCCGTCTTCGCCAGCCCTTGACCGAGCCCGTCCCAACCACCTTCCCGTCGAGGTAGAAACATGTCAGCTGCAACGGGCCCCGTCGGGGGCGTCGGCATCACGCTCGGCCACAAGCAAGCGGCCGACCCTGTCTTCGCCAACCTGGTCACCCTGGCCGACGACTGCGAGTTCGGCGGCCAGGCTGTCACCGCCATCAACATTCCGTACCTGTCCACCGTCACCATGCCGAAGGTGCCGGGGAGGATGGACTCGGGCGACTTCACCGCGTCGGTCTACTGGGTGCCCGGGGAGACGAGCGTCGCGGGCCTCACGGCGCTCTTCCAGAACCGGACCACCAGCCAGTGGCAGGTCATGCTCCCCGACGGCAGCTCGCCCACCACCGGCTCGACTGCCACATTCAGCGGATTCATCTCCAGTTTCAAGCCGGGCAACTTCACGGGCGAGGACGCCCCGAAGCTCGACATCACCATCGCCATCTCCGGGACGATCATTTACGCGGCGGGGAGCTGATCCACCATGAGCAAGGGACTCGATAAGCGCTCTATCCTGGCCTGCGCCGACCGGAAGGTCCTCCCCGTCGAGGTTCCGGAATGGGGGGGCACGGTCCATCTCCGCACCCTCTCCCTGGGCGAGGGCCTGCGATTCCAGGCCGAGCGGAAGGCGCTCGGGGATGACGCGGGCGACCAGGTCGTCCCGCTCCTGCTCGGCTATTCCCTCTGCGACGAGGACGGCTCGCCCCTCTTCAGGGGCGACGACGCGAAGCAATTGGAGGACAAGAACCCCGCGGTCCTCGGGCGGCTCTTCGCGCTGGCCCTGGAACTCGTCAGGGGCGGCAAGGAGCCGGAGACGGAGGAGGAGCGGGGAAACGGATAGCCCGGCCGCTCACCAGGCGACTCTTCGAGGTCGCGAGCCGGCTGGGCATGACCGTGGCGGAACTGCAAGCCCGGATGGGCTTCCGGGAGTTCTTCGACTGGTGCGAATACTTGCACCAACTTGAAGTCGAGGACTCCGAACGCATCGGGGACAGTTGGTATCAACATGCCATCCTGATGGCGAAGATCGACGCGGCTTGCGGAGTGAAGCGGCCGGACCCGAGGAAGTACCTGCCCCGGCCCCGCAAGCGAGCGAGCAAGCGGACGCTGGCCGACATCCGGGCCCACTTCATGAGCGCCGCCGCCACCAGTCGGGGCGAGTCCGACGGGAGGCTGATCGATGGCGGGTAAAGGCGGCGCGATCCGGACGATCTCGGCCAACCTGACGACGGACCTCTTCGGCTGGAACACCGGCCTGAAGAAGGCGACGAACTCCCTCGATAGCTTCTATTCCACCGCCTCGGCCAGGCTCAACCAGAAGATCCCCTTCCGGGGGATCGCCGACGTCGGCAAGAGCCTCGGCGGGCTGGGGAAGTCGGCGATCGGGCTGACGGGGATCACCAAGGGCCTGTCCTCGATCGGGTCGGTCGCCTCGGGCCTGGCCGGGCCGATCGCGGCGATCGGGCTGGGCGTCGCGGCCGGGGCCGTGGTCGCCGGCGCGGCCGTCGCGGCGATGGCCTCCGGCGGTATCGACCGGATCGACCAGCTCACCGACGCGGCCCAGCGGATCGGGGTCACCACCGAGGCCCTGTCCGAATTGCGGTATGCGGCGAACCTGGCCGGCGGCGACGCGGAGACCCTCGACAACGCGCTGGAGAAGCTCAACCAGAACCTCGGCGACTCCGCCACCAAGGCCACCCCTACGAGCGAGGCCCTCGACCGGATCGGCTTGTCCGCCAAGTCGCTCGCGAAGGATTCTCCCGACGTCGCCTTCGAGAAGATCGTCGGGGCCTTCGAGAAGGTGCCCGACGCCGCGACGAAGGCCAGCCTCGCCGCCGACATTTTCGGAAAGCAGGGCGTCAAGCTCGTCAACGTCCTCTCGGCGGGCAGCGGGGAGATTCAGCGGCTCCGGGAAGAGGCCAAGAAGTTCGGCGTCAGCGTCTCGCAGGTGGACGCCGCCAAGATCGCCGCGGCCAAGGATAGCCTCGACCGGGTCGGGGCGGTCGTCGAGGGGATCGGCAACAAGCTGGCCGTCAGCCTGGCCCCGCACATCGAGGCGACGGCCACCGCGTTCACCGACTGGTTCGGCAGCGTGTGGGACGGCGGCAAGATCGTCGACTCCGTGCTCGACGGGATGGCGGGCGGTTTCGCCTCGATCCTCGACGGGGCGACCGAGGTCGGCATCACCTTCCAATCCGTCTTCGGCTCGCTGTCCTCCTGGATCGGGGGCGCGATCGAGTCCATCGGGTCGCTGGTGACCTCCATCGGCCGGGTCGTCCCCGGCCTCGACGGCATCGGCAAGGCGATCACCTCCGCCGGGGTGACGGTGCGGACTTTCGGGGAGGGGCAGATCGCGGCGGCCGGGAAGGCCGACCAGGCATTCCAGCTCGCGAAGCCCTCCGCCGCCTTTCTCAAGGGATACGAGGACTGGAAGGGCCGGGCGCAGGCCGCCGCCCAGGCCGTCGCCGACGGGGTCAAGAAGAGCCTGGCCGGCTCGAATGGCAACCTCGACCTGGGAGGCTCGATCGCCTCCGTCACGACCAAGCTCAAGGAGCAGATCGCCGCCATCGGGAAGACCGCCGTCGAGATGGAGATCTTCAAGCTCAAGCAACAGGGCGCGACCGAGGCCCAGCTCGCCGGGGTGGCCGCCCTGGCGAAGGACCTGAAGTCGGCCGAGGCGGCGAAGGAGCGCGGCCAGGAGATCGCATCGTTCGGGAAGTCGATCGCGGAGAAGATTCGGACCCCGATCGAGACCTATGCGGCGGACCTCAAGAAGCTCGACGAGGCCATCGCCTCGGGCGACTTCACCGGGGACGCGGGGAAGGCCCGGGGCAGCCTCGCCAAGGACGCCGGCCTGGGCGAGGTCAAGCTCGCCGGGGCCACGGAGGCGCGGAGCACGCAGGGCTACTCGGCGATCGTCCAGGCGATCTCGGGCAAGGGCGACGGATTCACGACCCTGGAGCGCGGGCAGCAGCAGGGGAATTCCCTGCTCGGGAACATCAACGGCGGCATCAACGCCCTGGCGAAGGCGCTCGCGAAGCCGACGCCGGGCGTGGCCATCTGACGGGGGGACGGAGACGATGGGCCAGTTCGGGCCGCTTCAGCTGATCTCCGCCGAGTTTTCGAAGGACGACCACTACCAGCGGTCGGGCTCGCGGACCTATCGCGCCGCCTTCGACGTGGACTCCGACGAGGTCCTCGTCCTCAACAGCATCGCCTTCCTCCCCGGCGGCCCCGTCCTCAACGTCAACCAGTCGCACCCGAGCGACCGGCTGGCGATCGTCCGACAGATCTCCGTCGGCCAGGAGGTCCAGGAGCCGGTCCGCTACGCCCAACACGACGACTTCGGCCAGGAGGTCGCCAACGCCAACACCGGCCGGTGGTGCTACCTCTGGGCGATCAAGCTCGACTTCGGCCCCTGGTCGCCGCTGGAGCACAGCCCCGACGGCAACCCGCTCCACGTCCCCGTCCGGTTCGCCCTGGAAGGGGTCAACGTCCCGGTCCCGCTCTTCCAGGACGTGAACGTCGACGGCAACGGCAACGGGACGCCGATCGTCAACTCAGCCTTCGATTACTTCGACCCGCCGGTCGAGGGGGATGACCTCCAGTATGTCCTCACGGTGACGCGCAACGAGCCCGCGTCGCTCGACATCCCCTCGGTGATGGCCCGGAGCAACAAGCTCAACGCGGCGGCATGGAACGGCTTCGACCCGAAGACGGTGAAGTGCGACCCGGTCAAGTTCCCCGAGATCGCCTACAGCCAGGAAGCGAACGTCTTCTATTACCCCATGCAGTACGTGTTCCGGATCAGGGCGGACACCTGGCGGAAGGCCGTCCTCGACCAGGGCACGAGGAAGATCGACCCGGCGAACCCGACGAAGCGGAGGACGATCCTGATCGACGGCACGCCCGCCACCAGCCCCGTCATGCTCAACGGGAGCGGCGGCGACCTGCCGCCGCCGCTCGATCCCGCCCAGATCAAGGTGTTCCAGTTCGACATCTACAAGACGACGGATTACGGCGCATTCGACATGGACGCGATGTTCACACTCCCCAGCCTGTGAGGCGGCCGTGCCCGAGTTCAACCGCGATGCACAGAAGCGGATCACCCGGATGGTCCGCGATCGCGAACTGAAGCCGCAAGGCGAGGCCAAAGCCCCCCCGCCGCCGACGATCATCCTCCCGATCCGTAACGCCAAGGTGACCGCCGCGATCTCCGGGCGGACCACCGTGGGCGGCAAGCCCCGCAAGGGCTCGGGCACCGTCACCCTGTATGTGGACGACGAGACCGGGACGGGGGATATGGTCGTCTTCCAGGCCAACATCAAGGCGTGGTGTAACTATCTGCTGACCGCGCCGATCGCGGTGGATAAGTGGGTCTACGTGGGCATCGTTGACGGCTTGAATCAGGTCCTGGGGGGAGACTGCTGACATGGCCGCCTTCCATCTCGGAAACCCCGGCTGCTGTTGCGGCCCGGGAAGCCCTTACGGCCTGTACACGGTCCCGAGTTGCAACTGCCCCGTGCCCGGGGCACTCCGCATGACCTCGGCCGACGAGTCGTGCAACTACCGGATGTTCCAGAGTTGCACGCTCCAGTACGGCCCACCCCCCGCCG